CTCGGGATGGGTGATCAGGTCGTCGAAGAAGTCGGGCCCGCACATCGCATGGATGTGGTCGTAGGGCACGACGCCCAGCTCGTCCTCGATCTTGCGCCGGATGTCGTGGCACTTCTTCTTGACCGCCCCCGGCGCCGGGCTCGCGTTGTCGAGGTCGAAGTCGATCTCGCTGTGCTGGCTGACCCCGAACTCGGTGAACAGGTCGTAGATCACCGCGCTGCCGTCGGCGTCCAGGATCTGGCCCTTGATCGCGCCGACCCGCAGGTGCTCGAGCGTGGCGTCCATCTTGGTCGCCATCTCGGTGAGGCGCTGGTTGACCACCGCCTGCACGCCCTCCAGCATGTTCTCGGAGCCGAAGGCGCGCACGTTCTGCACCTCGTCGGCGAGGATGGTGTCCTCGAGCGCGACGTGCGGCACGGTGAGCGAGCGCGCCTTGCGCTTGTTGGCGACGTGCTGCACGGCTGGGGCGCCGCGCGAGGTGGTCTCGACCAGGGTGAGGCTGCCCTCACGCTCCTCGATCATGACCGAGGTGGTCGAGACGCCCTGCTCACGGAACAGGCCGAGCTGGCCGATCCGGCCGGGCACGAAGGGCATCTTGTTGATGGCATCGGTCAGCGCCACCATGGAGAAGGCGGAGCCGGAGAAGATGTCCAGAGCGGGCATCGGCGTGATCCTTCAGTCAGGGAGAGCCCGGGTCAGCGGGCGATGATGGAAAGCGCGGCGAGCTCGCCGAGCGCGGCGGTCTGCTCGCCGCCGGTGATCCCATCGGGCCAGACCAGCTCGGCGGCGTTGACCTCGGCGAGACGCACGATGGCGACGCCCTCGGCATCAGCGCCTGCGGCGTCGACGCGGTCGTAGAGGATGCCGGCGGCCACCTCGGAGCCATCGGAGGCGCCAGGGTCGAGCGCCTTGTACTTGCCGCTCGCCGTGACCTTGCCGAGGACCGCGGCGGCCTCGAGGGTCTGGCCGGAGAGCACGGTGATGGTCTCACGTGAGATCTTGCCGTTACCCTCGGAGACGACGAACTCGCCGGCGTACCGGCCTTCCAGAAGCTCAGGCATCGAAGACTCCTTCCTTGTGTTGCCGCGCCTGGCCCTGCTTCAAGGGCAGCTGCTATCGGACGTTCTGGTTGCGGGCGGCGTAGATGGCCGCGGTGTCGATCGCGGGCTGCGCGGGCTCGACCGAGGCCGGCCGCACCTGACCGCGGATGGCCGTCGCCTCGTCCTCGGCGGCGCGGGACTCGAGCAGGGCCCGGCGGACCTGGGCCACCGGCGTCGCCTTGGCGACAAACCCGGCGGCGAGATCGCCCCGGCCGGCGAGGGCGCACAGCTCGTGCACCTCGGCAACGTAGGCGAGGGTGGCCCGGCGCTCTTCGGCCCGGACCACGTCCAGGTCGATCACCTGCGCGGTCGGCTGTGGGGCCGGGGCCGGAGGAGCCGGCCTCGCCTGCTGGGGAGCGGGCCCCTGGTCGGCGCTGGCCGTGGTTGAGGCGACCGCGGCGGTCTGCGGCGCACTGGTACCCTCCGGAGCAACCGCCGGCTCGACAGCCTCGGCGAGATGGCTGCCGGAGCTGGCGTCATCGCCCTCGGCATTGGCGCCGGCCTCGGCCACCGAGGCCGGCACGGTCGCGGCCTGGTCCGGGTCCGACTTGCGCGGCCTGACCTTGTGAGCATCGGACATCTCGTCCTCCTGCGGGGTGGAGCTGGTGAGGGTCGCCGCGAGCTGCGGCGGCGGGTTGCGGAAGCGGGACAGATCGAAGCGCGCAGCCATGCGGACAGGCCCCTCGACCCGATCAGCCAGGCCGAGCGCCACCGCCTCCCGCGCCGAGAGCCAGGTCTCCGCCTGCATCAGCGCCTCGATCTCGGCGTCATCCCGACCTGACTTCGCGCGGTAGGCGGCGACCATCCCGGCCGCCATCTTGTCCAGCGCCTCGGCCATGGCGCGCATGTCGGCCGCCGTGCCGGCGACCAGCCCCGAGGGGTCGTGCAGCACCAGCAGGGCGTTCTCGGGCATGATCACCGCGTCGCCCGCCATGGCGATCATGCTGGCGATCGAGGCGGCGATGCCGTCGATCCAGACCGTGACCCTGGCATCGTGGCGCTTCAGGGCGTTGTAGATCGCGACGCCATCGAACACCGAGCCGCCCGGGCTGTTGATCCGTACGGTGAGCTCGGCCACGGACCCGAGCTCCTTCAGCTCATCGAGGAACGCCTTGGCGGGGATGCCAAACGCGCCGATCTCATCGTAGATCACGATCTCGGCGCCCCGAGCCTGGGCGCGGAACTCGTACCAGCTCTTCATGCTGCCTGTTCCTCGCTCTGCGTCGTGCGCTCACGATCCTCAGGATCGACCTCGACCGCCGGTTCGGTCCGAGCGGTTGCGGTCCCCCGAACTTCAGCCCCAGCTCCTGCTCGCGCGCGTGGTCGGCGGCGATGCGCCGGTCGACCTCCTCGGCGTCGTAGCCTTCGCTCTCGATCACATCGGAGCGCGACTTCAGCCCCGCCTCGACCGCCTCGATCTCGGCCTTGCGGTCCTTCAAGGGATCGACCCAGTCCCACTTCGGCGGGATCCACTTGACCGCGAGGTACGGCGCCGGGTTGGCGGCGAACCCCGGCAGCTCGAGGGCGCCGGCGAGCACCGCGTCCCGGATCCAGCGCTGCCAGACCGGCCGGCACAGCTGGAACACCAGCGTGTTGTGCTGGAGCTGCTCGATCCGGCGCCGGAACTCGAGCTTGCCCTCGCGCAGGCTCGAGTAGTTCGCCTGGCGCAGGTCGCCGGTGACGTTGGTGTAGGGCACGCCCATGGCGGCGCAGCAGGCGAGCAGCGTGCGGTACTGGAACGCCTCGTAGCTGCCGCCGACATCGGCCGGATCGGAGAACTTGATGTCCTCGCCGGGCAGCAGCAGCTGCATCGTCCCGGGCTGCAGACCGATCAGCGCTGCCCCGTCCTGATCCTTCTGGGCGCTGTCCTCGCCCATGACGTCGTCGGGCCCGGGCCGGGTGACGAAGCCCGCGAACATCGCCGCGACCTTCTTCCGGTCGAGCTCGGCATCGTCGTACTGATCGAGGAGCCAGAGGCGCACCATGGCCGGCGCGACCCAGGGCACGCCCCGGATCTGGCCTTCGGCAATGGGATGGAACACGTGCAGGACCTGCTCGGCCGGCACTCGGACCAGCTCGCCGGTGCCGCGCTGGCGGACATCGCCCGGGTGCGTGCGGTGGAAGTGGTAGGCGACCCGGCGGCCGATCCGGTCGAGCTCGATGCCGAAGATGATCTCGTTGCCGTTGGGCAGAGTCTCGCACTTGCCGAGCGGCAGGTGCTCGGACGAGAGCATCTGCACCTGCAGCGGCACGGTGAGCGGAGCCTGCCCCGGACCTGATCCGGGGTCCTCCGGTCGCCGTGGCCTAAACCTGAGGAAACACTCTCCGGCCTCGAACATCGCCCGCGCCGCCATGGCCTGGAGGCCGTAGAAGTCGGTCAGGCCATCAGCGTCCGCCTCGTCGGTCCAGCCGAGCCAGAGGCGCTGGATCCGGTCCTTGAGCGCCCCGTCCTCAACCAGCGAGGAGGGCTTGATGCCGCAGCCCACGGCATGCGCGGTGAAACTCGCCGCCGCGTTCGAGGCGTAGGGGTTGCTCCGCACCAGCTGCCGGGCCCGCGCCCGCTGCAGCGCGCCGCCCTGGAGGATCAGGCTGTTGATGCTCTCGCCACCGGCACGCCAGGCCAAGAGGCGCCGCTGCATCTGGGCGCCCTCGAACCCTGTGCTCGGGGCGAGCTTGCCCGTCGCCAGGAGCCGTGCCGCCCCGGCGATGCGCGAGATCAGGTTCAAGATCAGTAGCCCTTGGAGGTGTAGACCCGAATCTGCCGGACCGGCGCCTTGCCCTGCAGCGTTTGGAGCTCGCGTTCCAACTCGGCGATCGCCCGGGCGATCTCGGCCGTGCCACGGTATTCGACGCTGCGGCCGTCGTAGGACACACGCGCCACCGCAATGTCCCGCTGCGCCCGCAGCGCCTCGAGGCGCGCCTGCAGCTCGGCGACCGTCGCCATCAGCACCCCGTTACTTCAACCGCGGGGGACACCGGGACTGACCCGTGGGATCGACGTGGGTCATCGGTGCCGGGGGACACACTGCCCCTGCTCTTCCTCGATCCGCCGCCCATGGCCAGAGTGTTCGGCTGCGTAGGTGCTGTGGCCAGCAACCAGCGAGCTGTCGCTTCAGGAGACATCAAGCCTGGGGCGTGCCCGCAGATGATGGGCACCATCGGACACGGCGGATCTCCGATGCCTCGATCAGCACGTAGTCCAGGAGCAGCATCCCCAGCATCTCCAGCGAGCGCGCCACGACGTTCGCCTCACGGGTCGCTTCGAGCACCGACGGATTGGCGCGATGAACCCATCTGGCGATAATGATGCCAGAGGCGCGATGCTCGAGGCATGAGCGGACGAGGTCCTGATGTTGATCGTAGGTCAGAGGATCGTCGCCTCTGGCGAGGATGACGTCCGCCTTCAAGCGGTGCCGATGCTCCAGGAGCAACGCTCGCGTCTCGGCCCTGCCGGCACCGGCCATCTCGGTGCGCAGGAACATCTGCAGCGCCCGGAAGGAACTGATCTCAGGCCGCTCGGCGGGATGCCGGGAACCAACCACGCGCTGAACCGCGATCAGCAGCGCCACCTCTTGCGCCTCGAGGACACCGACCGCTGCGAGCTGCTCGGGACTCGCTCTGAGGAGCCCGCCCAGCCCCCCAAGAGCGCTCAGCAACGCCTTGGCGCGGCTCAGCTGCGGTGCTGGGTCGCCGCCTCCGGTCAAGACTTGCGCCAGCGAGATGGCCTCGATGCCTGCCGCTCCCTCCTCAGACGGAGCGGGCCATGGCGGAGACCTTTCGGCCAGGTTGGACACGATACGACGCTCTCGTTGTATAACTTTTGGTTGATCAACCTATGCTATTTATACGTCGTTTGGCTAGTATTGAGAGGCCAGTTCCGGCCAGCCATGGTAATCTCAAGTGGTGAATCAGCTTCGTCGGTGAACGCTTTGACGCGGCGCCCGATGCACGATCGACGGGAAGCATCGCGCGCCTACTCGGGGCGCTCAATTCCCGATTCAACTGTGTCCAACAGGTCACGCATCAGCTTGATGAGGCGTCGCGCGTCCTCCCGATCGACGGTCGCGAGCACGGCGATCATCTCATCGGCCACCTTGAGGCCACTGGTCGTCGCCGGTTCGCGCGTGCTGCGGACGAAGTCTTCGCGGATCCGATGGATCGGCGATTCCGGCCCCTGCTCGTAGCTCACAGCCTCGCTCTTTGCCCCAGAGGTAAGCCTGGGCGCGCCGACCCCAGTCGGCGCACCACCCACCGATGCAATCACAAGCGCTGCAAGCGGTCAACGCAGGTGGATCGAAACTACATCAAATACTGGCAGAAATCGTCGTTGATCTGATCGTTCGGCTTCGACCGGCTGACCCTCCACTGCGACATCGTCGAGACCGGGAACGAAAGCTGGCGCTTCAAGAACCGCACCTGATCCAAGATCCAAGCCCCGCTCCGGTCGCCTCACGGGCGAGCTCGCCGCTCCGCCTACGGCTCCGCGTCGACCACGCCCGCGCCCTCCCACCTCACCCTCAGAGGGGTCCCTATTGCAAGCCGATCTGGGGTCCCGATTCCGTGCCGATTGACACTCTTCCCGCGGCAGGTGCTTGGGCAGCGCGCCGCGATTGACACGACGCTGCTGCCTGC